AAATCAATAATAAAGAGTTGATTAAGATGTTAAAAGAAAAAAGATTTGGTGATATGAGAAAATGGGTTATTCAAAACCTTGATAAAGATCCATCGTCTTTGTTTAGTAGTATCTACGATATTCTATACAAACATCTACAACCTCAATCTATACCTGCGGCTGTACTAACAATCGCCGATTATCAATATAAATCAGCCTTTGTGGCAGACCATGAGATAAATATGGTTGCGTGCCTGACACAAATCATGGCAGAATGTAAATTTAAGTAGAGGATGAAATGGCAAGAAGAACATTTTTTAGAACTTTGATAGTAAAGTTAAGAATGTGGTATGCTGATATAAGAGGTCATCATGGTAAGAGATGGGATTATGAACCAGGCGATTACTATATGGGTTCTCATAAAGGTCATATAAAGCATGAAAAACGACATTAGTAATGATTGAATATAAATTATCGGATTATTTAAATGCGATTAACTGGACAAAAGTTAATTTGCTTGACGGTGATGACTTGACTTGGGAGAAAAAATTCCCTCCTTACATTATAAATCGTTGTCTTTCTCAACACGTTGATAGTATTATGATGGCAAATGAGATGAATATACATCATGGTCTTAACAAACGGCTACAGTTTCATTTTCTACTAAATAGTATAAGAAAAAGAAAACGATTTGGAGGCAAGTGGACAACCACTGCTAAATCGAAAAATTTAGAGTATGTAAAACAATATTATGGTTATAGCAACGAAAAAGCAAAAGTAGCCCTAGACATACTAGATAAAAAACAATTAGACTTTATCAAAGAGAAGTTAGATAAAGGTGGGAGAAGAAAATGAGTGAAGAAAGTTTTAATTGGTCACCTGAGCAGATGTTAGAGGTTACTCTAAAACAGCCAGACGATTTTTTGAAGATTAGGGAAACTTTGTCCCGAATAGGTGTTGCAAGTAGGAAAGATAAAACATTATTTCAATCTTGTCATATACTACACAAACAAGGTAAATATTACATTGTTCATTTCAAAGAGTTATTTGCTTTAGATGGTAAAAAAGCTACTTTAGTTGAGAACGATATACAAAGACGAAATACAGTATCAGTTTTATTACAAGATTGGAATTTATTGACAATTGTAAATCCAAAAACTGCTGAAAATAAAGCACCATTATCACAGATTAAGATAATTGCTTTTAAAGAAAAGGGTGAATGGAATTTACAAGCAAAATATAATATTGGAAAAAAACAAACTACTGAAGAATCTAAAACTGAATAGGAGTATATTATGATTAGATTATATAGACTCACCTCTGGTGAGGACGTAATTGGTACGTCAACTGAGTCGGACATTGCAGGATCTGTAGCAATAAAAAAACCTTTTGTATTAATACCAATGCAAGGTCAACCTGGCAAACCTATGCAAATAGGATTTCATCCTTATATACCATATACAAAAGATGAAGTTATACATATTAAAGAATTAAATATTATAACTGAAACAACACCTGATGATAACATGATAAATGCTTATCAACAAAATACTGGTTCCTTAGTTACACCTAAAAGTAAAATTATTACATAGTTGACTTTTTAAAGTCTTTGTGTTATAATATTATATGAATTTGGCGAGTACTTTTTACACAAATGTAGTTGAGCATAAAGGTAAACTACTCATAAGAGGTGTCGCTAACGGTCAATCATATTTAAGTCGTATTAATTATAGTCCTAAGTTATATCTACCTACAAAAGAACAATCTCAATTTAAAACACTAGACGACATAAATCTCAAATCAAAAAGATTTGATTCGATTGTAAAAGCTAAAAATTTCTATAATGAATATAACGGCATACCTGAATATAAAATCTATGGTATGAACCGTTACAATTATCAATATATTGCTGACGAATACAAAGATGATATACGATGGAATAAAGACTATATTAAGTTATTTACACTTGATATAGAAACCGAGTGTGAGAACGGCTTTCCCGATCCCGATACTGCAAAAGAAACGATTATCTGTATTACTGTAAAAAATCATAGCAATAAACAGATATTAACATGGGGTACTGGTGACTTTATTTCAAAGAAAGCAAATGTAACTTATGTTAAATGTCAAAACGAAAAACATTTACTACTAGAGTTTCTTAAATTCTGGTGCAAAAATCATCCTGATATTGTTACAGGTTGGAATGTAAAATTCTTTGACATACCTTATCTTATGAATCGAATGAGATTTATATTTGATAATGATACTATCAATAAATTTTCACCGTGGAATTATGTCAACGCTGATAGGGTACAAATGGGAAACAAGAACTCACAGTTTTGGAATATACTTGGCGTTTCTGTTTTAGATTATTTTGATTTATATAAAAAGTTTACATACGTTAGGCAAGAAAGTTACAAATTAAATTATATTGCTAAGGTAGAACTTGGCGAACAAAAGTTAGATAATCCATATGAAACATTTAAAGATTTCTATACAAAAGATTATCAAAGATTTGTTGAATATAATATCCAAGATGTTGAATTAGTTGATAGACTTGAAGATAAGATGCGATTGATTGAATTGTGTTTAACTATGGCCTACGACTATAAAGTAAATTATACAGATGTATATTCACAAGTGCGTTGTTGGGATACTTTAATTTACAATCATCTACTTAAAAAGAATATTATTATTCCGCCAAGAGAAGACCATGAAAAAGATACTCAATATGAAGGTGCATATGTAAAAGATCCGCAACTTGGTCTACATGAATGGATTGTATCATTTGATTTGAACTCTCTTTATCCACATTTAATTATGCAATACAATATAAGTCCTGAAACATTTATTGGTGTTGAACCAAAGGCGGTTGGTGTTGAAAACTTTTTAGATGAAAGATTAAATCTTAAATGGGCAAAAGATAAAAATGTTACAATTGCACCAAACGGTGCTATGTTTAAAAGAGATAAACAAGGTTTTCTTGCTGAGTTAATGGAAAAAATGTACACAGAAAGAGTCGTGTTTAAACAAAAGGCGATTGAAGCAAAAAAAGAATTTCAAAAGACAAAAGATCCAATCTATTCAAATGAGATTGCTCGTTGTCATAATATACAAATGGCAAAAAAGATTTCTTTAAACTCTGCCTATGGTGCAATTGGTAATCAATACTTCAGATACTTTGATGTAAAACAGGCAGAAGCAATTACATTGGGTGGTCAGTTATCTATTCGTTGGGTTGAAAGAGATGTCAATAAATTTATGAATAAGATTTTAAATACTAGTAATGTAAATTATGTTGTTGCGTCAGATACAGATTCAATTTATTTAAGATTAGACAAACTTGTAGAAAAGGTTTGTAAAGATAAAACAGTAAATCAAATAGTAGATTTTTTAGACAAGGCCGCAAGAGATAAAATACAAAAAGTTATTGATGCCAGTTTTGAAAATCTTGCTAAGTATGTAAATGCTTATCAACAAAAAATGATTATGAAACGAGAAGCAATTGCTAACAAAGGAATATGGGTTGCTAAAAAAAGATATATGATGAACGTATTTGATGAAGAAGGTGTCCGATATGATGTACCTAAACTAAAGATTATGGGTGTTGAAGCAGTTAAATCATCTACACCTGAAGTTTGCCGTGGTAAAATTAAAGATGCTATTCGTGTAATTATGAATGATACGGAAGATAATCTTATTAAGTTTGTAAGTGATTTTAAAGAAGTATTTAAAACATTATCACCTGAAGAAGTTGCTTTTCCTAGGTCTTGTAATAATTTGAACAGATATATTGATTCATCACAAATTTATAAGAAAGGCACACCTATTCATGTAAAGGGTGCTTTGATTTATAATCATTACATATATAAAAACAAACTTGAAAGAAAATATCCTTTAATTAGAGATGGTGATAAGATTAAATTTTTAATGTTAAAAATGCCAAACACAGTTAAAGATACTGTTATATCTTTTTCTACAAAGATACCATATGAATTTGATTTACACAAGTATGTTGATTACGACATGCAATTTGAAAAAACATTTACTGATCCGTTAAAGTTTATATTAGATTCTATTGGTTGGAAACTTGAACGTGAGGCTACACTTGAAAGTTTTTTTGAATGATCGAATTGTTTTTAATTATGGTGATGATACATTGGGGTTATGCAACAGGAGGCATACTTGCAATTAAAACTGATTGGAGTATTCCTAGATTTTTAATTATTATATTATTGATATGGATATTAATAAAAAGTATAGTGTAATTTACGCAGACCCACCATGGTCTTTTAAAACGTATTCTAATAAAGGTAAAGACAGAAGTCCTGAAAAACATTATAATGTTATGAACTTTAAAGATATATGTAATTTACCTGTTAATAAAATTGCAAACGACAATTCAGTTTTATTAATGTGGGTAATTGATCCATTGTTAGATAAGGCCTTTCAAGTAATCAATGCTTGGGGTTTTAAATATAAAACTGTAGGATTTACTTGGGCAAAAACAAATAGAAAATCTGAAGGTTATTTTACAGGTTTAGGTTATTGGACACGAGGCAATCCTGAAATGTGTTTACTTGCAACAAAAGGTAAACCAAAACGAATCAGTAAGTCAGTACCTCAATTAGTTGTAGAACAACGTAGAGAACATAGCAGAAAACCAGATATTATGTACAATCATATAGAGAACTTATTAGAAGGACCTTATATAGAACTGTTTGCTAGAACACAAAGAAATGGTTGGGATAGTTGGGGAAATCAAACAGATAAATTTTAGTATGGAATTGACTTTATCAATATTTTATGTTATAATAATATACAGTTTTATAATATGGTTATTAATAAAATGGAACAAGGAGAAGAAATGACAAAAAGACAGTGGGGATATTATAAAGTATTATATGAAAATTCAAACGAGGTAAAAGTAAAAGAATTGGTTGTACTACCAGGCAAAAAACTTTCAATGCAAAAGCATTTTAAAAGAGCTGAACATTGGTTTATAGTTGAGGGTGTGGCAACAGTGTATACCGTAAGTAAAGATACTGAATTATATGAAAAACGTGGAATATATAAAAAACATGAGAGTTTGCATATAGATTTAGAACAATGGCATCAATTAGCAAATGAGCAAGATATAAATTTAAAAATTGTAGAGATACAATACGGAACAAACTGTATTGAAGAAGATATAATAAGAAAATGAGTCATTATTTAAATAAGTACAATGGCAAATTGCCTATAATGGATCAACAAACGTTTGAACGTGTTACAAACGATATAGGCA